GTTTGTGGAGATGATGGTTATCATGTATTTGTAGATTTGACTCATTCACAGGCATTTAATAATTATATGATTGAAGCAGGTTATGATGCACAAGTCAGTAAGCAAATGGAGTCTACACAAACATTTGAATTTTTAAGATTACAATATTATAAAAGTGGCTTAATTATGGGGAGTGTTAATAGATCAATATCTAATTTAGTTTGTGGTAATTGGGAAGATGATGGAGCAGGTAATATCAAAGAATTATTTTGTGAATTATATAATAATTACCTAGTTGCTATAAAGAGAGGATTAAATGTGGACATTGCTAAGAAGATGATGAGCAAATGTATGCAAAATTCAATTTATTATCAATTAAGAACTTATTTAAAAGAAGAAAATTATTTGGATTTGATGAACTTTTCAACTGAAATTACTAAAATATGTATGATAATTAGGCAATGTAATATTAAAGATGGTGGCTGGGATGCTTTATTTTATGAGGAAAGTTACATTTGTAATAAACAAGTATTGCATGAATGTAAATTATTCAATATTTTATTATCTAAGATAAAACCAGTTTATAGTGAGTTGCCAGATGAACTTACTAATTGCAATTCAACTAAAGGGATGGCCAATAAAATCTTGAGATGGTATCGAAGTGTAATTGATATTCCAATTAGAGATCAATGTAATTACAAATTTTTACTGAGGAAAATAGCTAAATTAGGTAGCGAAGGTGCATTGAAAGTAGCAGGAAATTCGAATATGATTACTATCTATATGGAAAAAAGAGAAAAAATAAGAGATATTTTACAGCATATGTTGAATATTAAAAACTACATTTATGTTAAAGATAAATTAACAGATCCATTTATAGGTAAGATATGCTTGTGTACTATAAAAGATTATGAATATAGTTACAATTATAGATTGGATGTTAAATTAGCGTCTACAGCTATTAGTGTCAGCATGGATATAATATACATGTGGTTATTAGATGGAGTAGTTGCTAATAATGAATATAGAAGATTAAACTCATTGTTATTGTCAAAGAAATTATGGAGTATAGTGGCTAATACAAAGGACTTTGTTAAAGTTGACAATAAAGGTAAGATAACATTAAATTTAGATAAAAAATTAACTTATAACTTGCATATGATTCCGGAGAGTAACAATTTGTTCAATATATGCCAGGCTTTAACGAAGAATAACAAGTTGTACAACATTCTGATAGTGACAAGATGGAAGTATAAGATTAATAAGATAATAATTAGAACTTAACTAATTTGTCGTGTTTATATATTGCATATAAATAGTAGAAGCGACCTAGGGATGAATAAAGCTCGTATAGAGTGGAATGCCCAACACCCTAGAAAAAAATATGGTTGGGAGGTAAACAAAAAAT